CTCACCCACGTCAGGTCTGAGGTACACTCCACTGGCGTACTTATGTTCGTAGTCGCGTTGCCGATAGAGCCAATGCCGCTCCAATTACCACCACTGTAAAAGAGCTTGCCGTCCTCCATCAGATACCAAACGTCACTACCGTAGTGACCGTGAGGAAACACGTCGATGCAATGCTTGTTAGCGTCTGTACCGATGCCGCCGCCGACTTGAACTAGCGTCGTTTGCTGCGTCGTGTTGCCGTTTCCGAGTTGACCAACGCTGTTGTAGCCACACTGATACACACGACCAGAGGCCATAAGCACAGTGAGCGTACCGTATGAACCGCCGCCAGTGGCGATGCACTTCACGGGGGTTTGACCGCTGACAGTAATCTCGGTAGGGCTGTTGTGGATTGTAGTCGTGTTGCCGCGACCTAGCTGACCGTATCCGTTATAGCCCCACGTATACATTTCGCCAGTAGTTGTGAGCGCGATGCAATGTGAGTAATTACCGCCAGACATGGACACAGACTTGACGTTTTTATCAAACGCTGAGACTTTCTGCGGGGTGTTATAGTTCAGGACGTTAGCAAGGCCGAGAGAGCCGTTGACGCCATAGCCCCAGCTATAGAGGTCGCCGTCCTCCATCAACACCATGCAGGACACGTTTACTTCACTTGAGGCACTTTGGTTGCTAACGATGTGACGCACACGTCCCGCGCCTGATGGGAAGTTGACCTTGTGGAAATAGTTTCTGTCTACGTTTGCGCCATCAGCCTGTTGGCCTTCGTCGCCGTGGCCCGTAATGTATAGGTCGCCGTTGGCGTAAAGGTGCATACAAACTTGGCAGTTTCTAACGACCTGTATGCAATCCGATGGTTCTGTGTTGTCGTCGTTCTTGCCGAAACCAGCTTGACCTACGCCGTTGCGTGCCACGCCGTTTACTTCCCACATACTGTCGCCGTTGTAGGCTTTGCCCGTGCAGCCCTCAGACTGTTGGCCCCAAGTCGTAGGTTCCAAACGACCTCGGTTCCAAACGATTGCGGTGTTCCAATGTACGGACTGTTGTGTGTTGCAAATATGATCCCATGTGCCTGTGTTCGCGGCGTAGGGGTAAGTTGGATCACCGATAGTGCCTGTGGCTTCGTCGATGTAGTTGGCAAACTTGTAGCGTCCACCTGACCATATGCCTGTGGTGTCGTTCGCCAAGCACGCAACCTTGCGGCTTTCGTTTGCTCCCCAGTTTTGCCACACTGGTTTGCCTGTGTACTTGTCGATGCCAAGCGTGTCGCCGTAGTCACCGACAGGTAAGCGGGTGACGGCTGTGCTGGTAAGCACGTTGATCTGACCGCCGAGGCCAATGGTGTCGAAGGTCGCGCTGTCTGTGCCACGGGAGTAGTAGAACAAGGTTGCGACGTTCGGTGTGGCTGGCATTGCGACTGTGACTGTCGCGTTGGCAGAACCTTCCGTGCCGCTTCGGGTAACGTGGACTGTGCTAGTCGCGTCGAATGAGGCCAAGTCTGTGCCGCTATTGTGCGTACCGTCCGACGTAGTCGAGAACGAGAATATGTGGCCCGTGTTCGATGCGTCCGATACGTCGAAGATGTAACTGATACCCGGCTGCATGGGGAAAGTCGGGGCTTTGTCATAGCCGCTATGGAACCCGCGCCCTTCAGGGGATTGTGGCTTAATGTAGTAGTAGCTTTCCGCTCCGTAATTACGGACGTGGACAGTGTACTGCACAACTGACGCCGACGATGTTCCCTCTTTATACATCATGTCGCCTGCGGTTGTCATAGGCGTGGTGACTGCCTGTGCAATTGCGGCTGTGTCGATGACGTGCGCGTAGTTAGTCCCGTCGCAGAATACCCAGCCCGTAGAGTTGGCTGCGATAGACGGGATGTTGGCTGTCTGGTTCAATGCCTTGACTGTGACAGGGACAGGCAGAGCGTTGTCGATGATAAATGCTACGCCTTTGCTGGGCGCGACTACGACAAAGCCAGACTGAGCGTTGCTGCTGTCTGAGTTGGTGATCTTAACGACTGTGCGAGCGACCTGTTCGTCGGTGAGTGTTACCGTAGCGGCTGTCGCAAGACCTACGCTGACGACTTCGGCAGGCTTGGTGGCCTCGTTAATCATACTAAGCATAGCGTCTGCGCCAAACAGCCGCTCGGCTGCTGTCGAGAGATACACTAAGTCGCGTGAGGTTGCGGCTGATGCGCCAGTATCATCTGCTAATGTTTTGCCGCGCGTTTTGATTGCGTCGACCAGTTCTTTCAAAGAGTTCGTACTCATGGTTTTGCCTCCTTAAAGGACATCAATGTCGAGCAGGACGGCTTCCTCAAGCCGATCAAGTCGCGGTTCTGAGTTGGTCTTAAATTCTTGGACTTCGGATAGGATGGCGTCACCGTCGAAGAACAGCACAAATTTGGTTACGTCGAGGACTGCGCCTGACGTATGCGGGGTGACGCATATGTAGACCTTCTGACCGCTCTGGATCATGTCTAGTCGTTTGTAGTTTGTGCCAGCCGCGTAGGCTCCGCGTTGGTTAAAGAAGTTCTGGTTCGTGTCGAACCATCCAGCGTCAGGGTCAGTGTAGTGACCAAAGCGTGCTTGAAAGACTGGGTTCGTCGAACTTGTCTCGGACACGCGGAACTGCAAGGCCGTGGGGTTGAGGCCACCAGTATTGGTGAACAGGTTTTGCATTAAGACTGGGAGAGAGAACGTACCTTGCTCGCACTCTTCTAAATACGCATCAAGTACATGCGTCCCAGTCTTGGAACTGCGGAAACTAATCTGTTCGCCAGTGGGTCGTGTAAACGCCATGTTAAGCCTTGCCTGTGTTCTTGGACAATTTAACCGTTATCTCAGGGCAAGTCGTCCTCACTTATTCCATCCCCAACTTTTGCATTAAGGCGATGATCTTGGGGCGGGTGAGCGTGTATTTTTCGTCCTGCTCGTACTGACGCTCTAGGCCAGACACGCGGTTCTTTAGGTCTGCGTCGTTGTACTGACCGTTGATTATAACGAGCTGCACCAGCTCGTCGCGCACTGCGTTAGTGGCAAGTTTAGCTGCTTCCTCTGCGACGGCCTTAATGTATTGGCGCTGTAAGCCTGTGAGCTTGGTCGAGGCTTCAATACTAGCGGCTGTTGGTTTGGTCATCTTATTCTCCTTGGCGCTTTAAGTTGCCAGCTTGGATTTGCTGCTGCATCTGCTCTTGGGGCATAACGCTGGCTCCACGCATACGTTCCATCTGCATCTGCTGTTGTGAGGGAGACATGCCTTGTGACGCTTCTTTATCGGTGATTTTAAACTGGTCGAGGTCAGACACGCCCATAGATCGGACAGCCTCTTCAGCTATCTTGCCCATCTTGTATTCCATGTTCAGGCCAGTTTGGTTCATAACTTGGAGCATGTTCATCCAAGTCTCAGCGGATCGTGTGGGTTCTACAGGGAGAGTTCCGTCGACTATGAGGTAGTCTACGTCCCCTTGTATCATCGACAGGTCGAAGTCGAGGTAGTCGTCTTTTATCATATTGTTAAGCTCGCCGGGGCTATCAGTACCCATGATGCGAAGTGAACCTTCGTACTCTAAAGCGTCCTGCAAGTTGCCAACCATCATTCTGACAAGAGGGCGAACAGAGGTAGAAGACATGATACGGGCAATAACACCTAGTCTTTGAGAGCCAAGCTGGGTTAGTCGCTGTATTTCCGTGGCAGATCGTATGCCATCAGCAGTCGGAACGCCTTGCTGGGCGTCACTTGCGGCAGACACACGCTGCTTTAAGTCTGACATGGCCCCGATGTCGTTCCAATGGCCCCTAGTTACGTCGGGTATCTCGGCAATAAAGACGCCGTCGCCGGGTTTGGTGCCGGGGAGAGTACGGACTAAGCCCCACGGGTTGCGATCTATGAGGTCTGGAACGGAGACTGAGGTAGGGTCTACGAAGATGAGGTTGTTCAGGGCCGCTTGCACGTTGTCGATGCGGCTGCGGAGCAGCCATGTGCTTATATCGTGCAGAGGGAGTAGTAGATCGTAGAGGGATTGTGAGTAAGTCTTGTGGCTATCGTGGTACATCCCGCCGATTACGACAGGGAACTGGCGTCCGTAAGGGTTT